CTCAAAGATCAACACAGCAGACAATGTGTTTGGTATCTTTACGTCACGGGCCATGAAGGAACGTGGCAAGTATCAAATACAGTGCATGAAGTCGCGCTCGTCCACGGGCGTGGGACAAAAAATTGACTTGGAGTACAACATTGAAACCATGCGCATCACTGATGAAGGCGGAGATGAAAACAACTACAACAAGCCACAAAGCTCTATTATGGAATCAATCAAGGCCCGAAGCCAGGTCAAATCCACAGAACAAAATGGTAGTACCTCTTCGGTCTGGACCAAGCCCACAGGCGGAACACATGCTTGGGATAAACCACAAGCTCAGTTGAGTGACATACCCAAGATCTCAGCTGATGTACAAAGCGCCAAGCTTAAACAAATGCTAGGCAAGATCAAAGCGAGTTAACATGCCCATTAAATCAAACCTCACTGGGGATATACCAATCCTTAAAAAACTAAAACCATTATTCAAAGACGTTTCAATATTGATATTGAATGATTCAAACGACGCCACAGATGATTTGATTGATCAATATATTGCCGAGTCAGGACCTTTCTATAAAATTTTCTCTTCATTTTTTGCCAAGCTAGACTCTCGCCACAATATTGTGTGTTTTCCATGGGCATTATATCTTACAACAAAAGATGTTGCTGCTACCGTAGACCTAAATACCCCAGCAACTGTACACACTGATTATTGTTTTAATTTCATGGCTAACCGTAAGCGTGTGAATCGTTTTTTAATGATGAAAATCATAGAATGGTTTGGCCTTACAAACATGAATTATACCTGGAGCGGCGCTGATCTTAACTTTGATTTGACCAATATTATCCAGGAAATGAATTCAATTGAATCACCAGTGTGGCCTGACGAATTTCGAGCGTTTGTGTTGGCGCCTGTTTCTATTCCAAAGAAATGGATAGACGTGCCTGGAGATACTTTGGTAACACCCACTCACATACGTCCTGTAAACAATAAATCGGTATGGCATGCAGGCCTTGATCAAATGTTTTCTACCACCGCAGTGAGCTTGATTTCAGAAAGTATTGATTATCAATCTGGTGTAGGTTATACAGAAAAAACAGCATTTGCTGTGTTGGGTAGAACATTTCCTATCTGGGTAGGGGGCAAGTACCAGGCCGAACAATTTGCCAAACTTGGGTATGATACATTTGATGATGTAATTGATCACTCTTATCAGTACCGAGATACTTTGATAGAACGTTGTTATCATGCCATAGCTGACAATCTGCACATGCTGACAGATCTGGCGTATGCAACCAATTTGCGCAACAGCATGCTCACGAGATTAACACACAATCGACAAGCTCTGTTGACTGATTGTTTGGATACCAATTCAATGGGTTGTAAGTTACAGCCATTCCTTGAAGATCCAACAAGACCTGGTTACATTGAGCAGTTAGCACGAGAGGTGGTCAAAAGATTGAAGTTAAATGATTCGATATAGATTGATTAGGCATTTACAGACTTGATCACAACAAAATTCAACACTATGGCTTCGCCCAAAGAGCCTGAACTCATGTTGCCCACACTGATTCTGCAACTGCCTGAGGACACTTGATCACATTGAACATTGTAAGCACCAGCAGTAGCACCTGACGCAATGCATACCATGACCACATCAGTGGCAGCAATAAAACTATTGGTCAGAGTAAAACTGACTTCAGCTGCGGCTGACAGTGCAGCGCCATTCATGGTTATTTGACCACAACGTTTGTTCAAAGTGACACCTGTGGCCTTGCCTGATCCTGCTCCTTGAGTTACTGTGCCACCAGTGCCAGTGCTGTATCCCACAGCAGATTCTGCACTGCCCAACAGCGGGCGATTCAAGTCAAACACAGTGACAGTGGTGCCACCGTCAACTGTGCTGAATGCAAACTGATATATTCCTGTGGCAGCAAAAGTAATTACATTTGATGCGTAGCCTTGCAAGCCTGTGGTGCCTAAACTTACTGCTGCAGGCAATGTCAGTGTGTAAGCAGTGTTGGTAATGTTCACTGCCAGTTGTATCACACCTTGACTGCCTGCAGTGGGCCAGTTTGTAAAGCTCAAACTTATAGAACCTGAGGTAGAAACATACTGATATTGACCAGCACTGTAATCAATGGCAATTGAGCCTGACGTTGCGGTATTTTCAACATAGGTATAACTGACATCCTGTAGCTTGACTGCATATATCAAGTTGTCGTTCATGTTGTTATTCAGCGTGGTTCCTGTCAGGGCTGACTTTAAAACAACTTTGGCCTGCAGGTCATTGATTTCGCCCTCTGCGTATTGAAAGTTTGTTTTGATATTGGTAAAATTGTCTCTAAATCCCTGTGTGTTATTGGGCACTCCGGCCACTGGATAGTTGCCGTCAATGTTGTTTGGGTTGATTTGGCTGCTCATTTGATAGTCCTTGTTATAGATATTTATTCAGACCCTGAAATAGCTAAATAATCCAAAGGTCCAGAGAGATGCAGAAAAAAACCAGAAGTATCCTAGAAGAGCTTGAATCACTGTATGTGGAGCGTGATCAGCGTTTGCTGATTGAAAATCGCGCTGCAAACGTGATTGCCAATGCCATACGTCTAGTAGAACAAATCGAAGCAGCGTATGATGCAGAAGCAGCAGAAAATCTCACAAGAAAATTGCTGAATGCCATACGTACCAAAGATGCAGGCAAGTTCTCACGCTCGGTAAGGAGAACACATGCAGATTCATGAACTGACCCAAAGACCCTTGAAAGAAGGTGTGCTAGGCGCACTGGCCAGCGGCGTTGCCAAACAAGCCACTCAACAGTTTGTACAAAGTCAAACTGGCATAGGCCCAGATCAATATGCAGGACAACGTGTAGCAGTAGGTCAGCGTCCAGAAGCAGCTCTTAAAATGAATACACAACTGCTGCAACAAATGGCCAAAAAAGGCCAAGAAGCCTGGACAGTCACACAACAAGAGTTGGCCAAGCGAGCCAATCCTCCTGTGGCGTCGGCTGCGTATCTCGCTCCTCAGGAACTTGAACCACACCTGACCAAACTTATTCAACAACTAGTGGGATTTGATTTTAATAAAGATTCAGACTTTGGAAACTCACCAGAAGTGAACATGGGCATGAAAGTTGCTAAAAACAATATCAACAAAAGCATCGACACCATATTAAAACTGACCAAAGAAAAACCTGATCAGGCCAAACGTGCTCTAGAAGCTACCTGGTTGGATCTGGCTACAAAGGGCATTGGGCCCATGCAAACTTATGCTCAACAAGCTCAGTCACTTGGTCGCACCACGGCTAGTGCTAGACCAGAGTCCCCAGCACATCCTGACGCTGTAAAATTAACACAAGCACTGGGTCAGCAAAGCATTGATGCCATATCAAGGTACGCCACAGGCAAAACAATAACCAAAACAGGAATTCCTGCTCTAGACGGGCTGCTGGCTGCTGCTGGAGCGACTCTAAGATGAACAGACTATTTGAAGGTGGCAACGTTTTCAAAGACAAGATGGGCGTGTCACAGACCCAGCGTATCAACAAAGAAGATGTGCCTGCCACAGTCAAGTGGCTGGAATCTGTGCTGGGCATGGATCTACACGGCAAAGATGACTCTGCCACAGGTTATCCCAGTCGTTGGTTGGGCAGCACAGGCAAATCGCCCACATCAGGTGACCTAGACATTGCTATAGACATCGATGAAGCCAGCAAAGAAGAGATTGCTAGCCGACTCACTCAATATGTGCAAAGCCAAGGTCAAGACCCTAGAGATTTTGTGCGCAAGGGTGGAGAAGTGCACTTTAAAACTCCCATTGCAGGAGATGCTGCCAATGGATTTGTGCAAACAGACTTTATGTTCTTTCCTGATGTGGATTGGGGCACTTTCTTTTATGCCGGCGGCACAGACTCAGCCTACAAAGGCGTGGTGCGCAATGTGCTCATGAGCAGTTTGGCCAAAGCTGGTGGACTCAAAGTTGGCGCCAACGGCATGTTCAGTCGTGCAACCAACGAACTGGTACGGGGCGGCACTGACCCAGACTTTGTGGCCTATGTGCTGTTGGGCAAACGTGATCGTTCTGCATTAAAAAATGTTGAAACCATTTATCAAAATCTTGCCACAGATCCAAAAAAAGATGCCAAACTCAAAGATTTTCGTGAATATCTTGCTAGCCAAGGATTGAAAGAACCAGGTCCT